ACTAATAATGAACCTGTTATAAGGATATTTTGTATTAATGGATTAACATATGATGATGTTACTGCTATTGAAGCAGAAGCAGCGTATGATGAACTTGTTGCAATTGATGCTGTAGCAGCGTATGATGAACTTGTTGCAATTGATGCTGTTAAAGCATTTATTGCATTTGCTGAATTAATTGAGAATGATGATGTTGTAGAGAATGATGAACTCAATACAAATGATGCTGTAGCCGCATACGATGAACTTACTGCTCTTGATGATGTTAAAGCAAATGAAGCACTAAATGATGAACTGGCATATGATGCACTAACTATAGAGCCAGTTCCGAATGGACCCCATACTGCAGAAGATGAAACATATGATGCTGTTTGGGCTGTTGTTATTGAAACTAAAGCATATGATGCTGATATAGCATATGATGATGTTACAGAATATGATGAGCTTACAGCTATTGAAGCAGAAGTAGCGTATGATGAACTAAATGCTATAGAAGCAGTTGATGAATATGATGATGATCCAAATAATGAACCTGTTATACTACCAGATACACGTAACGAACCTGTTATTTGTATAATTGAAGCTGAAGCAAATAGTAGATTAGAACGATTTGTATTGCTTGTACCATTACCTATTATAAAGGCAGATTGAGCTGAACTTGATGCATTATATTGACCTATTACTGATTGATATGAACCTGATGCTACTGTATAGTTTCCAGCGGCATGTGATCCGGATGCGTATGCTTTTGTGTAGGATCCTTCAGCATGAGATGCATAACCATTTGCTAATGTTCCTTCACCCTCAGCATGTGAATACCATCCATTAGATACTGATCCACTACCTTCAGCATGTGACCATAGTCCACTTGATATTGTGCTACCACCTTCAGCATGTGATGCACCTCCACTTGCTACTGTTTGTTCTCCTTCTGCATGTGCAAATTGGTTTGTTGCTTGTGTGCCAGCTCCTTCAGCATGTGAAGTAACTCCGCTTGCTATTGTTGCATATCCTTCTGCATGTGAGCTTTCTCCACTTGCTATTGTACCCTGCCCTTCAGCATGTGAATAATCCCCATCAGCATGAGTACCTAAACCTTCAGCGTGTGAAGCAGATCCGCTTGCTATTGTTGTATCACCTTCAGCATGTGAATAAGATCCACTTGTTATTGTATTTAATCCTTCAGCATGGGAATATGATCCGCTTGCTATTGTGCTAGATCCTTCGGCATGTGAATAGTCTGCACCTGCTGTTGTTAAATAACCTTCAGCATGTGATGCTATTCCGCTTGCTATTGATCCACTACCTTCAGCATGTGAATATACCCCACTTGCTATTGTTGATCCTCCTTCGGCATGTGACGTACTTCCAGTTGCTATTGTTAAATAACCTTCTGCATGAGAATAATTACCTCTTGCTATTGTACCATTACCTTCAGCGTGGGAATTTGATCCGCTTGCTATTGTTCCATATCCTTCTGCATGTGAATAGTATCCAAATGATGTTGCGTATTGTCCTTCAGCATGTGATGATGCTCCTATTGCTTGTGTGTATGTTCCTTCAGCATGTGAATAATTTCCAAATGATGTTGCTCCTTGTCCTTCAGCATGGGAATGTGATCCTTGAGATACAGTAATTCTACCTTCAGCATGTGATGCATCTCCACTTGCTATAGATCCACTACCTTCCGCATGTGAATATGAGCCGCTTGCTATTGTACCTTCCCCCTCGGCATGTGAATAATCTCCTTTTGCTGTTGTTCCTAATCCTTCAGCATGCGATCCAATTCCTTGTGCTATTGTACTTTCTCCTTCAGCGTGTGAGTATGAACCACTTGCTATTGTACTTTCTCCTTCAGCATGTGAATATGATCCACTTGCTATTGTATAATCACCTTCAGCGTGTGACCAGTTTCCGTGTGCTATTGTACCAACACCTTCAGCGTGTGAATAATTTCCTCGTGCTATTGTACTAATACCTTCAGCATGAGAAGCACTTCCGCTTGCTATTGTACCATTTCCTTCAGTATGTGAATATTCCCCGTATGCTATTGTACTTTCACCTTCAGCATGTGACCATGATCCACTTGATACTGTAGAATGACCTTCTGCATGAGAATAATCTCCATATGACGTACCATCACCTTCAGCATGTGAACTACCTCCTATTGATGTTGCTTTACCTTCAGCATGAGAATAATCTCCTATTGCATTTGCTGTTTCACCTTCAGCATGTGAATTATATCCACTTGCTTCAGTAAAATAACCTTCAGCATGAGAATATTGTCCACTTGACTTTGCTCCATAACCTTCAGCATGTGAAGCAGATCCGCTTGCTACTGTATCGTCACCTTCAGCATGTGAATACGATCCACTTGCTATTGTTGAAGAACCTTCAGCATGGGAATATGATCCATGGGATATTGTATTTACACCTTCAGCATGAGAATATGATCCGCTTGCTACTGTTTGATAACCTTCAGAGTGGGAATAATCTTCATATGCTGTTGTATTATATCCTTCAGCATGAGAATAATCTCCATTTGCTGTTGTAGTATCTCCTTCGGCATGTGATCCATCTCCATCTGCTGACGTACCTGATCCTTCTGTATGTGAATAAGCACCATTTGCTTGTGTATTATATCCTTCAGCATGGGCATAATCATTATTTGTTTGTGTTGTATTACCTTCCGCATGGGAAGCATATCCATTAGTTGTTGTAGTATCTCCTTCAGCATGAGAATAATTTGCACTTGCTATTGTATTATATCCTTCAGCATGAGAAAAAGATCCAATTGATTCTACTCCATCACCTTCAGCATGTGATCCATCTCCTTGAGCTGTTGTATTCTCACCTTCAGCATGTGATCCAATTCCTCTAGCTGTTGTACTATTTCCTTCAGCATGTGAGTATGATCCGCTTGCTATTGTTGAAGAACCTTCAGCGTGGGAATATGATCCACTTGCTACTGCGTAGAATCCTTCTGCATGTGAAGAATTTCCTTTTGCTATTGTGTGCCAACCCTCAGCATGTGAATATGAACCGCTTGCTTTTACAGCAGCTCCTTCAGCATGTGATGAAATACCAATTGATTGGTTATCAGAACCCTCAGCATGTGAACAATCTCCTGTAGCAAATACATTACTACCTTCAGCATGTGAATAATCCCCATTTGCTGATGTTCCTTGACCTTCAGCATGGGAATAATCTCCATCTGCTGTAGTAGAAGTTCCTTCAGCATGAGAATAATCTCCATTTGCTGATGTATTATTCCCTTCAGCATGAGCATAATTACCATTAATAGTATTATTATATCCACCCATTAATTTACCTTCTATAATAACCATATCTCCAGTATCACTCATTATGCTACTAGCGGTAACATAATTTGATCCTGAGAATATAGCTACTCTTCCATTTAAACCTTTAATATTAGTTTGGTATGATGATGTAAGAGCTGTTTTTATAGTAAGTAAAGCAGATGATGTATGAAATAACTGTCCAGAAGAAGTATTATAAAATATAATATCTGTATCTGTACCAGCTGATAATACTGGGAATTTAACTGTACCTGATACAGCAAAATTACCAGCTACATTTGTAGAACCAGTAATAGAAATGTTACTACCTGACATGTTAGTCAGTAGATACATAAAGTTACCATCAGCTTCGTTATATGCTAATGCTGATCCTTTAATCGTTATTGTATTACCTGAATTGGCTAGTGATGATGAGCGCAGTAATAATCCCATTGTACAGTGTGTTTACAATAAATATGCAAAACGAATGGCCCCTCAAATGAGGAGCCATTATTTTATATATAATTTGTATTGTTTTTTAGAACAATGCGTTCCAAGTTCCGTTGTAGAAGTATACCTTACAGTTAGCACCACTTCCTGATGCTGCTATAGATCCTGTAGTAGCATTAGCCCCTGTTGGTAGAACACCACTATATGTTGGTAATGTTAATAAATTGGCTATAGTAACTGTACCTGTTAAAATATGAGAACCAGTTGCATATAACGAGCCAGTAATTGTATTTGTTCCTATAATCGTTTTAGAACCAGTAATGAATATACTACCAGTAAGTGTTTTATTACCTATAAACGTTTGAGAACCAGTTACAAATAATGAACCCGTAATTGTATTTGTTCCTATTACTGTATTGTTACCTATAATCGTTTTAGAACCAGTAATGAATACGCTACCAGTTATTATCTTAGTACCTATTAATGTTTGGTTACCTACTAATATTTGTGATCCAGTAACATAAAGTGAACCTGTTATTGTATTATCACCTATTATAATTTTAGAACCAGTAATGAATACACTACCAGATATTGTTTTAGTTCCTATTAATGTATTTGATCCAGTTATTAGTAATGAACCAGTAATTGTTGTATTACCATTTATAATATGAGCTCCAATAAATGTAGCTGATCCTGTTGAAAATAATGAACCGGTAATTATTTTATTACCTGTTTGAGTAATATTACCTACTTGAGTAGTAGAACCAGTTATTAATAATGAACCAGTAATTGTATTTGTTCCTATTAACGTAGTAGATCCTGATATAATAGCACTACCACTAATTGTTGTACTACCTCTTTGTGTAATTGAACCACTAACTGTTAAACTACCACTTAGTACTGTACTTCCTATTTGTGTAAGCGTAGAACCGCTAGTAACAAGTGAACCAGTAATTGTTAATCCACTTCTAAAATTACCTATTGTTGCTACATCTAAAGCATAGTTTTGATTTGGTGTTGTTGAACCAATACCTACTGTACTTCCTGTAATGAATAGTGCTGCTGTTCCTCCGTCTGTTGAATCTCCGTTTGTCCAGAAAGTATGGGAACCTGCATTAGTATATGCTACATAATTTAATTTACCTTGATAATCAACTCTCCATTTACCTATCAAGCCATTAAGTCCAATTGCTGACACTACTGTTTGAGCGTTTGCGCTATAGTTAGCTAAAATTAAATGAGAATTAACTCCATTAGTATTAGTTTGGTCAATTTGTTGATTTAAAACAAAAGTATTTGTGTTATTTTGAGCATATATACCATTGTTAAAAATAGATAATCCATAGATATAATGAGCACCATTTCCACTTAAAGTAAGATTACCATTAATAGTATGAGCTTGAGATGTAGAGCTACCTAATATTGTATTACCTGCTACATCTAAATAAGCAGCTGGAGATGAATTATTAATACCTACATATCCTGTTCCACCCTTTATAACCATTGATATTGTACCAACACCAGAATCTCCATTAACGAAGAAATTATGATTAGCATAAACGGATTGACCATTACCTAAAGCAACATAATTTAAATTACCAGCAAAATCTGCTCTTATTTTACCTCTTAATATTCCAGCAAAAGTAAAACTAAGGTTAGTATGACCTCCATTTCCATATCCATTATTTAATAATATATGGGAATTAGCTCCATTAGAATTAACATAATCAGTATTAGGAGAGTTAATATATAATCTTGCACCAGCATCTGTAGAATCACCTATTATTATATTACCACCATATTGGTTTAAGCGTAGTGGTGTTCCTGCTGAGTTATCAAATAAGTTTGTTGATTGGATAGACCAACCACTTGATCCGTTAGATCCGCCTTCTTGATTGAAGGTAAGTTGAGTTGATGGAGTACCAGCTGTTGATTCAATTGAAGATAATGTTAATACTCTACTAACAGCAACAGATCTATAATCAAAGCTAGATACATTTAATTTACCAGCAAGATAGTTAGTTGGATATGGACTTACAGATAATGTTCCGTTTATAATTGCATTTTGGTTTAATAAACCTATTGAACTACCTACCCAACTTGCTGATGATGCATTTGTAGCATTAGTTGCATTAGTAGCATTTACTGCATTAGTAGCATTTACTGCATTAGTAGCATTAGTTGCAGTTGTTGCTGATGTTGCAGTACCTGCAGTTGTTGCATAAGCAGGAACTACATTCCTAATAGCATCATCTAGATAGATAAAGTTACCATCTAGCTGAGTATATGTAAGAGGAATACCGGTTGTTGATCCGTACTGATAGGTTGAACTTCTGAGGATTATATTAGGATTACCTGGCATTGTTAAAATTTATTTTTATTAGTTAGTGTTAATTACGTATTCTGGGTTTTCGTATTGGTCATCATTATAAGGGAATGGTACTCCATTTACTCCTTGTATTGATACAGGGGCCAGATGATTACCTCTTCCAGCCATATTTCCTAAAGCTCCAAAATTTCTTACTTTTTTAACATTTAAGGCATCCAATAAAACTTGATCAGTATATTGGTTTGGAGAAGGATTGCTAAATCTTGATGATCTATCTGCTAGGTCTTTACCTTTTCTCATTATTGGTATTTGTAATAAATATACGAAACAAATGGCCCCTCAAATGAGGAGCCATTGTTCTTGGTGGGAAGGCGTGTGGGATTTTTAAGAATTTCTTTGCTTATCGCCCTGCCATTGGCCGTCATAGAGCTCTGCAGCTTCACATTCGTGGAAGTATATTTGTGCTACGCGAGCGTTTTCCTCAATAAATATCGTTTCATGAACGTACATTAACGTACCCATAAATTCAGTTTCAAAACCTGGATCAAATACTGGGCTATTGATAATTGCTCCATTGCGGTACAATGATGAACGTTGTTTGATAAATGCTACTCTGTTGTCAGGTAATTTACATCCTTCGTTGAATGTAATATCATATACACCTTCGTAAAGTAACCAACCATGAACACCATCTAAGTTCATTAATGGGTGTGGTGTATAGTTTGTTAATTCGGTTTTGTCTTTTAATACTTTACCGATTTTAGCTACTGCTACACCTTTATTGCCAATTTTATTTACCTGCTTAAGTGTAAGATCAAATCCAACTTGTGCTGGTTTACCGTGTGCGTGTTCTAGTTTTAATAGACCTTCGTCTAGTATTTGTGTTACGTTTAACATATTTTATAATTTATTATAGTTCTTCTACAATTCCAAGCAATTCAGCTATCATTAATAATCCACCAGCATACCATACGTATTCTGTCATTAAGCATATACATGCTGCTATTCTAACTAATGATTTAGCTAAGCTAATATTGAAATGTCTACTTGATTTACTTTCTTTAGGTTGCATATTATTAAAATTTAGTTCCGTTCATTTCGATTGCTGATAGCAATTCTTCTCTAATTAAATTATCTTTTTCCATAAACACACCACTGAATTTGTTTGTCGACATTGTAGATGGATGTTTAATACCTCTATGTGAGCAACATGTATGTTTACAAGCGATACTTACCGCTACAGATGAACAATCCATTTTAGTAGAGATATAATCGTGTATTTGTTGTGTTAATGATTCTTGCATTTGTGGTCTGCGAGCGAACCATTCTACAATACGATTTAATTTACTCAATCCAATTACCATTTCACCTGGTACATACGCTACTGTAGCATATCCAGTAAATGCTAAATTGTGATGTGCACACATACTAGTGATAGGAATACCTGATTGAATTACTAATCCATCATATCCTTCATCATTAGGGAATGTAGTGATATTTGGTTCGTTTGTTACTGAACCTACGATTAGATCTTTAAGCCATGCTTTAGCAACACGACGTGGTGTATCTACTGTTTGTCTATCTGCTGTATGATCGAATCCTACTGCGTTTAAAAATTGACTATATGCTTCAGCTGCTTTGTCAATCATTTGCTCGATTTCTTCTGGTGTACGAGCTAAATTACCATTTGATTTAGTTAATAATTTTTTCATGTTTTAAATATACTATTTTATTTTCGCCCTTCAAAATTGTTTTCTCTTATGAATACTACAGCTATATATTTTACACCTGAATGGACAGGTAATCCAGCATGTATACTTGTATAATCTAATTTACCATCGGGAGTCATATTATCCCATATTACTAATTTACCTAATTCAGGCTGAACTAAAACACCTAATTCTGGAAAGAATGTAGCACCACCTTCAAAGTCATCATTTAAGTAAATTAATGCTGATTTAATTCTATTACCACCGTGAGCAATATGTTCAGCAGCATAATCTTCAGTAATATGAAAGAAATCATGATGAGCTTTATATTCACCTCCAATTCCATATTTTACAATATGAACTAGTTCCATTTGATCTGATTTGCATTCTGTTAGCTCATGTATGATATGAAATACTTTTCTTGATATTAAACTATCAACAGGTAACCAAGTGCCATCTGCTTTTCTATATCCTTCTATTTCTTCTCCTAATACAGTGGATGTAGTTAAACTTGGTTGAGCTGCCTCAATCATCATTTGGCAATCCTTAAAAGTAAATTTATTTGGATACTGATGGACCATTATCTATTAGTTGTGGATTTGTTTCTAAAATATTCGCTATTGAATGTACGATCTCTTCTGGTTCAAAATGAGTTTTCCAGTCGCATGTTTCTGATACATCATCTATCCATTCCATGTAGAGTTTGTATAGTTCGTCTTTATTGATTTGCATATTAATTATTTTAAAAAGTGTCCAAGAAAACGTTTAAATTTTGCCATTTGAACGTCAAATACCATTTTTGCTACTCCTGCTATTATTGCTACGAGGAATATTATTGCTATTACTTGTGCCATATTTATTTTTTTACTACTTTGAATAATGCTTTTTCTATTTGATATCCATTGTTAATGAAATACTTTAAACTATCTGTATTACAGTGAGCATATATTGCTTTATCTGTTTCTTTAATTTTTGAATCACGATAGTTCCAAAGCAACTTATAGATACCTTTACTACGGTGTGCTTCTTTTACAAACGCATGACATAGATAAACTACGGAGTGGTGTTCTACATACGATACTATTCCTACTAATTCAGTTTTTATAAAACATCCATAGTATGTAGCATGTTTATCTAATAGATCTGGTTTAATGGTTTTAAATTCAGATTCTACTTCGTCGTATGTAATTTTTTTAATTTCCACTATACGTTTAATTTTTAGACATAACTTTCTATTTTTTTATTTGTCTTACTTCTTCTTCATCAATAAGTTGATTGAGTTCTTTAGTAACCCAATCTAAATTGTCTTCTGATATAGGTAATTGTTTTAATTCTTCAATCAATTTATTTTTGTTTTGTTCTGCTTCTTCTTTTGTCCAATTTTTGTTTTCCATATTTTTGGATTTTAATTTAATAATTAGTAAGTTTTAATAATTCGTCTTTCTCATATGATATTTCAAATTCTCTATAATTAGCACAATCATCTATTGAATTTAATTGATAAAGATAATAATCATTTGTGTATATTGTGATTGAAATTATAATTTTAGGATTCTGTTCTTTATCGGTTTTGATATAAACATTATCACCTATATTATATTTTGTATTTATTTGCATATTATACGTTTAATGTTTTTACTAAATCCTCAACCATTTTATCAAAAGGACATTTAACACCTGGTTGTCCTTCAACACAACTGTGTGGGCATTGATGGCAAGGTTTGAGTTCAAATAATATCTCTTCATTATTCATAACTTTCTATTGTTTTATAACTCATTGATTATCAGACGTTTAACGTCTTATCCCACGCCGAAATGTGTAATCTTGTTAAGCCCCTAAATTTATATTTCTTAGCCATTTCTAATACGAATTGAGTACGCTCATGAAAGTCAGTTTGACTATCTAATCCTGGCATACACACTACATTCTTAAGAGGTATGCTAAATGGTATGATAAAGTCGCGAAATAATTCCTGTACATCTTCTTCATTACTAATAACAAATTTAAACTGATAATTGGAATGTTCCATTATGCGCTTGATTGCGTCTGGGTTGATACGTTGTTTCTCAGTCATACCTGAGTTAGATAGCTTTGGTGAGCAGTTGATTTGATCAATGTAAATTGATAGTGGGTAATCAATTACTATTGTACCGTTTGTTTCTATTTCACTGTATGCTGTTACTTGATCAGTATTTATTAGACCACCTGTTATAACTTTCTTAATAGATGGATCTACTGATTTCCAGTACTTGAAGAAATTAACAATAGCTTCTTGATGTCCTTTAATTGTAGGTTCACCACCAGTCCAAATGATATGGATAGTTCCGTTCTTAATATCTTCATAGATACCTTGTTCTTTCCATTGATCAATCAGGTATTGAAATTCTTTGTCTTCACCTCTCCATAGCCATTGAGATACACTATCACAAGTCCATGTTGCTTTACCTTCTAATTCTAAATCACCTTTGAATATCTCACCGTCAGCTAAATCTGCTGCTTTAGATAATGCATTAGTGAATTTTCTAGACATACCGCAAGTTAGATTACAGATGCCTAAGCGAACGAAATATGATGGTATTCCTGTTGATATACCTTCTCCTTGTACACTATAGAAATCACTACTTATTAATAATTTGTTTGGATCTATTTTACTCATAATATCTTTATTTTGGTCAAATTAAAAAAATACCCCTGCCTTTTCAAGCAGGAGTATTGGGGTTGTTTGAATTACGCGTTTACGTATTCAGCTTTTTTAGCACGACGTCTTGTCAACGTATACATTGCGTTTGCAATTGTGTTGTTAACTCTACGTGTTCCGCTAGTTACATTTGAAAGATGGCTAACTGAATAACCAGTTTCTTCTGATAATCTTGTCAAATCACCTTGCTTTTGACGGTGAGTAAAGAATGACAATTTTGCTGTGCGGTTTAAGTAGTTCGCACGTACTTTAGTTTGATAACTCATAACTATATTGGGGTTTTGTTTACGAAATGTGTTCAGCTAATACTTTTTCTACATGGGCTTTAGCTACTTCCCATTTTACTGGACCTGCTTCATCAGCATATGCAACTGGATCTCTACGACCTAATTTAATGAACGCTTCAATACGTTCTACTGATGATGCTGATTTATAATCACTATACCATCTTGGTCCTACTGGTGTTTGGAATTGGATTGGTTTGTATGATGTATTTGTTCTGCAGTATACTTCATCGAAATTAAATCCTAATTGCTCACAACATTTTAATCCATCTTCTAATATACCGAATTTATCAGTAGCAAGATATGGTGTGTAGTGATATACTAATTCACTATCCCAGTTACCTGTTTGAAATGCTTTCATATCATCATCTCTAAATTCTTGTCTGCAATCAGGATAAATAGCATGATCACCTGCATGGATCCCCATCGCAATAGCTACTTCTTGTTTTTTACCTTTAGTCGCTACTGATAATGCTACTGCTTGAATTAAGGAAGCAAATATTTTGTTGCGATTTGGTACTACTGTTTCCTTCATATTGGATTGCTCGTAGTGACCTTCTGGAACATCTGCTCCTCCTGTTACTAATGCTGAATGAAGTAAATCTGATAATCCATCTAATCTAATAACTTGATAACGTACTAATGGTTTATCTGCTTCTAATAGAATACCATTAATATATTCAATTAATTGTTGTGCACGTTGTAATTCAATACGATGTTTTTGTCCGTAATCAAATGATAATGCTGTTACTTTGTAATTGTTGGCTAATAAATGCAATAGTAATGTACTACTATCCATACCGCCTGAGAGAGATAATACTGCTTGCTTCATAAATTAAAATGACATTAATTGTGTGTTAATTTCTGTTAGATCTTCTTGTACTGGTGTGAATACTTTTCTAGCATTAAAACACTCATCTAAGAACGCTTTAGTATACGTTTGAACTGTACCATGATAACCGAAGTGACTTACTTCTTTAGTACCATACCTTGCTTTTCTAAGTTTAGCATACGCTGCTACTTGTTTACCTAATTTGTCTCCTGCTGCTCTACCTAAATAATCGTAAAGCGATAACATTTCTGTTGTTTGTTTATTTAACATATTCTTTAAATTTTTGTACGTTGAATATAATATCATCTATTTTGCCGCTCAAATCTTTCTCAAAATAATGTTCAAGTTTTTCTTTTGGTTTCCAATCAATACCACCTTCACCATAACGAATGCCTTCAGCTCCAACTAAAATTGGATTTGATGTATCTCCTGATTTGATAAAATCCCAATCACTATAAACCATATATTCTTGTGGTAATGAAGCACCTAATAAGTGATGATATGCACTTTTATCTATTGTTTTTGTTAACACTAACTGTCTAATGAATTCCATTCTACCATACATTGATGCTTTTAATCCTTTATTTTCAGGATACATTTCCTGGTATGCTATACTCGAATGATTAAATGCTATATGTTTATACCCTAAATCAAGTAATATTTGGTATGTTGTTATTAAGTCACTAATTGTTTTACCTTGACATACTGCCATTAATTCAACTCCTTCTGGTAGATTTGGTTTATAATTATTCATCCAACTTTTAGCATTTACTAATGTTAACGCATGATCATTCCAAGCATCAGGTACAATGAATATATTCGGTCTAATTAGATTAATCTTAGATAATAGATCTTCTGTTGTATGTTCTACTCCCTCAAATAGACCATTATCCATTATAATGAAACGTTTGTCTAATTTAGCTTTCTGAAAATATAATCTGTATTGATCATATTGATCTACTAGGTGTGGAAGACAGTAATCATAATCATTCCATTCATAACCGTAATGCATAAGCCCTAAAGGCAATTCATGACTAACCTTCATATATAGCAGTATTTTTAGCGTGTTCCATAAACTCAACTCGTTTCACTTTAACTCTACCTTCAGTTTCTTCTTGAACGAATGTATTTAGTTTTTCAAAAATATATTTTGCAAATTGTTCAGCACCTGTAGCTGGGATTACTCTAGTTTGACATAATCCATGTTCGCTCATTGCTTTAAATCCAGCTAAATATGGGTCATCTTCTGCTACTATTAAAGTATGATCAAACATATAATCCATCCATTCTTTAGGACTCATATCATCAATCTTACCTTTAGCACGTTTCATACCTCCAAAATCCCAAACCCAATTACGCTCGTCTAATTCTCCTTCAAACCATACTCTAAATGATACTCCATAACCATGTAAGAAACGACAGTGTGTACCTTCTGCTTTCCATTGACGGAATACACAACTGAATCCATCAAATAATTTTGTTGATTGAAACATATTATTTATTTTTATAATTAATTGGTTTAATTAGCAGTGTTGATAATAATTGTAGGCCACATGCTTGCCAAAATGTAATAGTTGGTAGATTAAATACTGCAGGCATAATCCAATTCCATAAAATCATTAATGGGCCTCCGAATAATAATACTACTAATATCATTACTCCTACTAATAATAGGATATCATTTACTTTCATCATCTGTTGGGGTTGTGTTTATATCAATTAATGTTGTTGATAGTAGTGATTCTTCACTTTGATCTAAAATAGAAGATAATTTATCAACCAATGCTGATAGTTGTTCTGGAGAGAGCTGAGTTGCATCTATATTTTGTAATGCTTCTGCTTCTTGTTTTAATTTTTCTAAATCCATAGCGTCAATTTAATATTTTATTTTGCCAAAACCAAATTAAGGATAGGGTCTTTCGACCCTATCTTTTTAAACTACTTCGCAGGCACCACCTGCACATGCTGCTTGATCAGCTAATGCTGTATTATCATCAAATTCTACTACTTTACTTAAATCAATACCATGTAAATGTGTTACCATTTCATCAAATTGTTCTTTAGTAATGTCTTCAAATGGGGCTTGAGTGTAACTACCTCCGAAATAAGGTAATACTGATAGGCCATTAAATGTGTCTTTATTTTCCCACATCCATTTACCTACTTGTTCCCATTCATCTTCTTTAATTGATACAGTAGCTGATACGTTGTTTGTATTTGCTCCTTTGCGATGTCCTTTTTTAACCCATTTTGTGTTAAATAATTTAACACGTTCTAACATGTCAATAACGTTTTCAGTTCTTAATATTGAACCTTCTGGTGCAGATTGTGGGACTGAAATTACAGCTTGAATTGTTGGTTTGAAGAAATCATCTTCAACTAATTCAGGATGATGAATTGCTAAGTGAGTATAGATAGCTTCGTTTTTACCTACTCTAATACGTCTGATATAGTAGTCATTATGCCAAGCATGAATACCACTTGATGTTCCTAATACTAATGAACTAGTACCACTTGGTTTTACAGTAGTAACACGAGCTGCTTTATTAACACCAATTATTTCAGCTATACGAGCATTTTCTGTTTTAGCTAATTCAGCTGCTGATTTTAAATCCAAACCTAATACAGCACCTGATCCAATACCTGTCATTCCAACCCCTAATAAAGCATCTTTTTCAGTTGTTTTACGCCAGATATCTCTTAAATAATGAAAATCAGTGTATGCTGCTTGTAATGTACCTATAAATGCTGCTGCTTGTACTCTAGCATTTAGATCGTCTTGATCAACTACATCTGATACGTTTACTTCACATAAATTACAGAATTGGAATGGTCTTAAAGCGATTTCGCAACATGGGTTTGTTCCCCAATCTTTATCATTGCTGAAGTAGATGCCTGGTTCACCTGATCCACTTAATTCAATTTTCTTCCATAGTTTATAGAATTCTTCTTCATCAATCTTATGACGCATTACTACAGCTGAATTGTTTGAGCGGCCGCGTTGTGGATTTTCTTCCCACCAATTACCAAATTTACATGTTAACATTTCTTCATCATCTAAATTGAATAATGCAATCAATGCTGCTCTTCTAATTCCACCACTCAATACTGCATCTGCAATATGGCAAGCCATATCATGTGCTTCTAATGATGTTAATTTATCACCTGTTTTCTTTCTATCAAGTATTTTTTGTAATTGGAATAAACATTCTTTTAATGGTTCAGGACCAGGTGCTTTACCACCTACAGTAATTAATTGAGCTCCTTTTGGTCTAATATCTCTAAAATCAAATATTGGTAATGCTCCACCTGTAAAATATGCTTTACAAAGCATTCTAATTGCATCAGCCCATCCTTCAATACTATCACCAATTAAATAACGTTTATGTTTTGTTGGAATTGTAATTTCAGGTAAACTATCTACGTGATGTGTTTGTACACTATATCCTACTCCTGTTCCTGATAATAATAGGAACATTATCTCACTAAATGCCCTCCAGTCATCAATTGGTAAAAATGAACAGTTAAAGATACGTGTGTTGTTTAATTCGATTGGTTTTCCTGCAAATTGTAATGAACGCATTGATGGTAATACCTTCTTTTCATATACTAGTTTGTATACTTTTTCTATTTCATCTTTTAATTGAGGAAATTTTTGCTGATGCATTTCCTTATTTCTTGTTACTAACTCTTCCCAGGTTTCTCTTCTTTTTTGACCTGGATTGTACTTTGCGTACTTCATGTAGACGGTGATGTCACTAAGAATGCTTTGTTCTACGTTCATTTTTGATTAAAAATTAATTTGTTTATAAATGTTGTCTGATAGCTCCTGCTATAACTGATTTGGGTAATACCCCACTAAAACGATAGACTTGTTGTCCATTTTTTTCGAATATAACTGTTGGTACTGATGAAATCCCTTTTTCTAGTGCTTCATCTCTACTCATATCTACATCAATAGTTTGAAACTGAACTTCTGGTATTTCGCTTTGTAATTGATCAAATACGGGGGCGAGCTGCTTACATGGTCCACACCACGTTGCAGTATAACGTTTTACTATTAACATAATTACTGATTTTGTAGTTATAAATATAATGTAATCTACGCTTCCTCCTCGAATTTAGCAAACTTGCTTCGAAGAACGTACCTATCTTCTACCCCTACTTCTGAAAACTGATTTGTTTGTTTGTTATTACCTCTTGAATTGGTTTCAAATGCTTCATCATCAAGTGGTTGATCATATATATCGATATAACCGTTTGAAGTACTAATTTTAGAGCCGAATGTTAGTCCATCGGCACCATATCTATTTTTTATGATATGCCAATTACCACTACCGTTTACTTTGTCTTTACGGCCGCGAGCTAATGAGATGATAATATCTCCGATCATTATTTTGTCATAAGATCCAGCTGCATTTTTCGCTTGTAATATACCTTCTTCAGCCCCTGTTCTATTTGCTTGTGAAGGTGATACAATAGGAATACCTAATTCTTTAGCTAATCCTTTAGCATCAGTGTAAACATCATCTATTTCGTCTTTACGTTCTTTTCTACCTTTAGTGCGTAGCAAATCTAGATAGTCAATGATAATTAGATCTGGTTCAAATTCGTTTTGATGCTTTAATTGTTGGATGTGGGCTTCGATTGTGTCTAAAGATGCTCGTTTAGGTGCGTATTCCTTAACCATAATTTTACCTTTCACTTTACCAATAGCTTCATTTACTTCAGTACGATGATCTTTTAATTTATCAACATCAATACCTGAGAATATAGCGTCATAACGTTTACCAACATATCCTTCTGCTAGCTCTAGTGTGTAGTGTATTACATTATATCCCAATGCTGCTGCATAAGCACCCATAGCCATCACACCCCATGATTTACCTCCACCTGGATTACCGAATAATAATACTAAATCACCTTTACCATAGCCACCTTGTGTTAAATCATTAAATGTTTTCCATGGGAAGGGTATTACACGTCTATCATCATCACGATATCTTGTCTCAATATCTACATTGTAATCTAAACCAACGTTTTTATCTTCACCCGCTTTCATTGCATCATTAATCAAACCTCTAATTCCATCGTAATCACCCATATTGAGTAGATCTACTGATGTCATAATGGCTTTCTTCATTTGTTGGTTCTTACAGAAATCGCTAAATTCCTTTTCAACCCATTCCAAATCTGATACATCAGACATTTTGTATGCTTCACGTAGTGAATCTGTAAGTGATATTCTTAATACTTCGTTATCAATCTTTTTAATTTCAATTGATAGTGTTTCTATAGTTGGATATGTGTGGTACTGATTAAAATATTTTATTATATACTCGATTGTCCATTTATGTGCTTGCGATTCAAAGTATTCACTATCTAATGAATCAGCAATGTTTAATAGGAAATCTCGTTGTGTTAGTAGTGCGCCTAGTACCTTTACTTGAAACGCGTTGCCGTACTGATTTAATTTACTTAATGTTGTCATAACTATTATTTACTATAATTTAAAGGTCCAAATACTTGATTTAACCAATTTGTTGTGTTAGGTATTGATTCACCTAATTTATCAGCCATATACATACTCATAAACGCATGATTATTCAATTCATAAGGCGCATTAAAACTACGTTGTATTTGTTCTATGTTACCGTCTGATAGAGGTATGGTCTGCAAATTCATCAGTTTACTATTAATTTCTAATTGGTGTTTTCGCTCAATAATACGACCATATAATTCATGTTCATTTATCTTACTAGCACATTTTTCTAACATTTCATTTAGTGTTGTTGGTGTGTCGCTTGCTAATTCAGGAAACATTTTTAATGTTTTCTTAGGTCCTAAACCATCAACACCAGGTAAGTTATCACTTGAATCACCCATCAATATTTTATAGTTGATATAGTTGTAGCTACTTACACTGAATGCCTCAAGTACATCTTGTGGTTTGAATATTTTCTTCTTTGTTGGAGAATATACTTTAACCTTATCTGTTACTAGCTGAAGGAAATCCTGATCAGCAGACATTATAGTTACCTCTTTAGTAGCATCGTATTTTTGAAATTTACCAACTAAATAACCAATAGTATCATCAGCTTCAATTCCATCTACACATATCATTGATACTGGTAGGCATTGAAGATATTGAATTAATCTTGCCATCTGATTATTTATAGACTCTGTTTCTTCTTCCTTATTAGTGAAGATAGAATAATTAGTCATACGATTTTTATTCCGATTTGCTTTATATTCAGAATATAAATTTCGCTTGTTGTTTGAACCACCTACTCCGTCAAACACTAATATAACCTTAGTTGGATCTATCATTTTGATAGCATAACCAACTGATTTCAAAAACCCAGTTAGACCACCAATATGGTGGCCTTCTGGATTGATGTGGTTTATCATAGTGAATGATCTGAGAAATGTATTCAGTCCATCAACAATCAAAATGGAGTCTGAGACTCCACGTTGATCATTATTGACTTGGGACAATATGTTTGAGTATTTATTCTTCAACTTCTACTAGATTTATTTCACCAAAATTTTCTTTCATTTCATCTTCTTCGACAATATCGAATGAATCTGTTCCTAATATTGATAACCAATCTTTAGAATGTTCTTTCTTATATGTATCAATTGCTTTCTTATCATCATCAATAAACCCGTGTACAGTCATTGTTACAGTACCTTTTGTTTGTACACCTGTAACGTGGTTTTTATCAACGGATATTTTAGTACGTTTAGCAAATTCAACATCCTTACCATCCTTAGTTGCTTTAATCTTACTAGTACCACTATTTGATATGTTACCAAACGTTACTACTAAAGACGAATCAAAGAACATTGTATCACCACCCTTATTCTTCATCTTAGGTTGTTCCATTGGTGAATTTGGTTTAGCAACCCATACCTTATTAACTGCTACCAATGTATTAGTGTATGGTTGATTTTCCTTACGTGACAATACAATTTTCTGATTGATAAAGTTACCGAATTGCTGAGACATAGCACCTGCATTCCACTCATTATTATTTTTATTTGATTCAACAGATAATCTACATGGTATAGATCCTACTGAATCCCATAGGAATAATAAATTGAATGGTAATTTACCTTGTGCTTGTTCACTCAATAGATCAGCTATGAATGCTGCTACATCTTCAATTGTGTTTAGTGAACCTCTATCTACATATAGGAAGAATCCTTTGTAGTCTATAATTTCACCTGTTGTTTCATCAACAACTGGTTCCATTTCAAAGCCCATTTGTTGTGCATGCTCCCAATTCCATTTCATCTCAGTCACAATGAAGACAGGTAATACACCCATCTTCTGTGCTGCTACAGCTGCTTCTAACATTGCTGTTGTTTTACCCGTATCCGAGTGGCCACGTAATAGTGTTATGTGGCCCATCGGAATACCTGGTAATGAAATGACATCTTGGAAAGCTTTAGACAGTTGAATCCATTTTTGTGGTTTGAATTTAACCGATTGATCTAAAAACTTGCTCTTTTTGAATGAAGACAGATCAAATGTCTTGTTAAGCGAATTGCTTACCACCTCACTCAGTGAGCTTTTACCTTTTGCCATAAATTTTGTTTAATTAATTACGAAAATAAATCATCGAACTTGTCTGCATTAGACGTCTTTGCTGCTGTGGTGTCAAGCTTGTAGGTTTGTTCTACTGGCTTATTCATTTCAGCTAAGAAATCATCTTCCTCTTCTTCATCCTTAGATGCAATTGGAGCGTCAGTATCCTCTTCGCTATCTGGGTTTAACCACTTATCCAATAATTCTTTCAATTCATCGAATGAATAGTGTTTGTTGATACCGAGAATGTCTGGTTGTTCATCCAATGCTTTTGTTACTACAGCTGCATCTTCAGAAATAGCGGATGTTTTAGGTTTAACACGAATGTTACATTTGATACCTTTTCTACCAGCAACTGTATCTTCAACAGCATCGATTGTAAAGTCACGTCCATCAGTGATGTCTGTGAAATCACCATAATCTTCGTCTGCAGCTATACCTAATAATTGCTCGTAAACTAATTTACCGAACTCCCATAGACGGGTGCCTTGTGCTTCTTCACCACGTACCAATACTGGAACGAAGTAACGTAATTTTGGTTCAATTTTCTTTGCGAGCTGCCAATCTTCTT